CTGGTTGGTGAAACTGGTTTACTGGAGATTAAATGCCCTAATAGCAAAACGCATATTAAGTATCTACTGGGTGGCAAACCGCCTGCAAAGTATGTGCCGCAGATGCAATGCCAAATGGCAGTAACAGGCCGTAAGTGGTGTGATTTTGTAAGTTACGATCCACGCCTGCCGGAAGATTTGCAGTTGTTTGTAGTACGCCTTGAGCGAGATGTAAGTTACATCATGGCAATGGAAGAAGAAGTAAGTAAGTTTCTAGGTGAAGTGAGTGAGATGTATTCTAAATTAAAGGAAATAAATAATGGCTTATGAACTAAAAGAAGGTAGCGGATCACTATTCAAGAATGATCGCAAAGAGAAACCAACCCATCCTGATTATGCTGGGACAATCATGGTCAATGGCAAAGAGCATTGGCTAAGTGGCTGGATCAAGGAAGGCAAGAACGGCAAGTTCTTTAGCCTTTCGATTGGCAAGGAGAAGGAGCGTAGCAACTTTAAGGCTAGGGGCGATGACGAAATGCCAAAGCACACCATTGAAGATGACATTCCATTCTAAGGAGAGAGATATGAAAAAGATAGCTATTGGATTGGTAACATATATGTTACTAGCGACAAGTGCGTATGCCTGTCAGACCACGACTTACATTATTAACGGCAAAGTAACGATCTGTACCGTTTGCCCTAACTATGTGATGTGCCAATGATTAACCTAACAGAAGTTGTTACCAAACTGTTGCGCCAAGGTCACTCTATTGTTGAGATAGAGAAAGCGTTTATAGCAGAGCTAGAGTTGATACAAAAGACTAAGCCTTTGCTGCTGGCTCAGAAAGAGTCAGACCGAACGCCTTGATTAACAAGCGAGAATAGCGTGTATCCTTCACGGGGAGATTGCAGACCCCCTCTATTCAGTCTGCTACTGCTTTAATCCAGTCTTGCAAAGATACTAATTGGAGCGTGGTTTCAGCGCATTGTCCAATAAATATTGGGTCGGTGGCTTTTTCATCAACTCGGTGGGTGGCGATGGGTAAGCTGGGCAGCTTGTTGGTGCCTGGGTGGCGCATCCCGTTAAAATAATAATTCCGCAAAGCAACAATCTTAGCTTCATATTCCCTCTTGCTATTGTCAGCGATTAATTTGTTCTTTTGTTCGATCTGTTTGTTGATCTTTTCCTGTGCTTTAGCGGATGCCTCTAGTTCCGTTTTAAACGCATCAAAACGCTGCTTCTCGGCTGAGTAACCCCGATAGTAGCCAGTACCAAATAAAACGGCTACAAGCCCGATTATGCCGATTACTTTGTATAACGGATTTATAAGCCCAAACACTTTTTATGTTCCTCTTGTCTGCGTTTAGTAAGCCCCGCTAGGGGTTTACCCTGAAACTGATCCCAGCGTAGAATTTGATTACACGCTTCTGCGTATTGTCCCTCGTTTAGCCTGCGTACTAGCGTTGACTTGCAAAACGCATTACTGCCAATATTATAGGAAAGACTAACAAAAGCATCGTACTCGTACTGGGTTAGCGGTACGGTTACACAGGATTTAATTGCTCCTTCAAAGCCCTGGACATCCCGTAACGCCACATTGAGAGCTTTTTCTGGGTTCGTGCGATCTCCCAACTTAACTCCAGATGTAGTTCCAAAGCCAATCGTAGGGACATCTCCAGCCACGGGAGTGTAAGCATTTTCTCTATATCCTTCATGCAGTAGTAGGGCTACCAAAGCCGTTGCTGACAGACTAATGGTAGCTATGTGTTTGCGCTCAAACATCTCTCTGAGCCACCAGGCGAGAAACAAAAGCAAGGGTAACAAACACCAAAGATAGCGTAGCAAATATGTTCTTAGGGATAGAGTCATGGAACAACGGCAAAACCACTTCTATGCCTGATAACACACCAGCAATTACCATAAATCGGATAGACCACGCCTTGCGGAGTATTTCTTTCCAATTATCGTACAGCTTCATTTTTTAAAGAATAACTCAGTAATATAGGTAACAAAAGCGCCAGCAACGGAGGCAAAGCCCATTAGCGCCCATAGGCTACCTTTAGACCTTTCTGCCATTGCTACGAGCTTTTTAATGTCTGCTTCCATCTCGTCTACTTTTGTCTGCAAATGTTCGACTTGGTTTACAAGACCGCCAAATTTGAACATATCAAATTTATCATTTGACTCGGACATCTCTAGCTCCAGTCTATTATGTGGTTACAGAATACTTTGTCATTAAATCCCATGCTTCATCGGGAGTAATGTCTTGAGATGCAACATCATCTACACCATCTCCATCTCGTATTGCATGAACACAACAAAAAACTGTGTTTGGCTCTAATGCTGTAAATTGATGAGTAATTCCTTTTGGTGTAACAATTAAATGAGGAGCTTTATATTCTGTTTCCCCATTGTCGTGTTTCATTAAAACAGAGCCAGATGCTAATAGAGTAATATGGTCAAATGTATGAGCATGACCTTGATGTGTATCACCCTTGCGAACAAAATAATGTAATTTTACAAAAACATTATCGACTATTTGCATACTAGTTAATGGATTATTCAACACGACTAACTCCTATTCTTGGATATTCTTTTGGTGCTTTTGGATCAAACCATAAACATAAAAATTCATCTAATTCCCAATCATCTCCGTCTGGCAATTCTATTTGTGGCTTTGGCGGAATAAATGCGTTACGAATTAAATTATATGTATAACCAATTCCAGCATAATTTTTTCTAAATGCTTTTGATTGATCCAAATCTGGCTCATTTGTATTTGGATTGTAGTAAACGCCACCTTTTGTGTTGTAGCTAGTTTGCTTCCAAATTGTGTTTAAGCCATATAAATTCTGTAAAAATTTAACGCCAAGCTGCTCTACACTCTGCCCTTGGTCGTTTTCCATTGCAAAGTTATCTACCACAAGGACTCGTAAAACAACATTGTTTGAGTCCAATTCTGCAAAGTGAGCCATTATTGGAATCTCCATTTAATTACTACAATTCCAGAACCGCCATTACCGCCAGTAGTATATAACGCTCCACCAGCACCTCCTCCAGTATTAGCTGTGCCAGATGTGCCGTTTGCGCCTCCATTATTTATTACTCCAGCGCCGCCACCTCCAGTTCCTCCTGTGCCTCCAGCATTTTTACTACTAGAACCTCCGCCACCGCCAGCATATGTTACAGATGAACCAGTTATTGATGAACTGCCTCCATTTCCGCCATTTCCAGCGGCACTAATTGTTCCGTTAGTGCCAGAAGCTCCTTTTCCGCCGCCACCGCCAGAACTTTGAGTGTATATATAGTTTGGATAACCAGATGCGTTATAAAATCCGTTACCACCAGAGTTTCCTTGACCAGATGTTCCTGACCCTCCAACAAAACTATTTGATGAGCCTTGCCCGCCGCCCCCTGATCCGCCATTGCCACCATCTCCAGCAGAAGATCCGCCAGCAACACCACCGCCACCACCGCCAGTTGTACTAATAGTATGAAATCCAGATGGAGATCCTTGATTTCCTCTGACATTAGATGTTCCAGTACCGCCACCGCCGCCACCAACAGTAACAGTATATGTAGTTTCTGTGATTGATAAACTTGACCCGCTAAGCATTCCTCCAGCACCGCCGCCACCGCCATATATTCCAGCTCCGCCACCACCGCCAGCTACTACTAAATATTCAACAGCAGATCCTTCTGTTGGATCTGACCCTGTTTTTGTAACAGTAAAAGATCCTGATCCATTAAAAACTGCAATTTTATAGTTACCACTAGTAGTTACAGTTGCGCCTGATGTAGATGCATTTATAAATAACTGAGCAGCAGCACCAGCTAGAAATGAGTTCTTAGCAGCAAACATTATGGTGTATATCCTTGTGCAATAGAGCCGTACCAGTTTGTACCATCAGCTACAAAAGTTAGAATATCCATTTTGCCAGCAGTAGCCGTAATAGTAGGCGCACCAGCAGTTCCAAATTTTACACCTGTAAATGTAGCTGTGCCATTACCAGTAGATGCTGCTTGCTTTAACAGCAACACAAAAGACTTACCAGCAGTAGCGGTTGGCATTGTAAAAGTACAAGCAGTAGAGGCTGTTAATGTTGCAGTCTGTACTGTTCCGTTAGTAAGAGCTAATGTATGACTAGAAGATACAGTTCCAATAGCGACTACGCTTTCTACATAGTTTTGTACTGTTGGATTTTCTAATGTTTTGTTGGTAAGGGTCTGTGTGCCTGTAGTAGTAACATCGCCAGAAGCAGCCGCAGCAAAGCCTAGAACGCCTGATCCGTCTGTCTTTAAGACTTGGTTAGCTGATCCGTCTGCTGTTGGCAAAGTAAAGACATTGACAAAGGTAGTTAGGTTTTGATCGTAAGCCTGGACATTCGTACCGATTGCTAGACCAAG